CAGGATTAACATCCTTTTTACCATCTTCAGTTTCTTCTTCTTCCTCTTCATCTAGAAAGTTTGTATCAAACTTTCCTTGGCTAAAGATATTTGGCTTCTGATCTTTCTTTTCTTCAGTGGCAGGAGTAACGATGCTATCTGCACCAGGGGCTCCTAACCAACTATCAATATCAAGATCTACTTGCTGTACAGACGTCTGTACATTGTTTTGATTGTCAGTCATTTTTTGTTTGGTTTTATGTGTATCTCTACATATTTAATATACAACATAAATCTTAAAAATTTATGTATAACGCATCTTTTTTAGCTAAGGTGCGGATAATAGAGCTATGATTATTTCCCTTTCTTGCCAGAAACTTTTCCACCCGTGTCATACTTGTTTTTATTCTCACGAGCAATCTGTAATTGTTTATCTGCAATCTCACGTTGAGTCTGTAATCTTTCACGTTCAATCTGTAGTTTTTGACCACCTTGTTCTTTCTTAGTTAGTTCAGATTCACGCTTCAAGTTCATTTGATCTTGATAACGCTGCTCTTGACGGATGCCTTCTAAAGCATCTTGGTAGTCAGACATTTGGTTTTGGTTGATATCTACAGCGGCACCATATCCAGCAGCTCTAATTTCAGCTACAGTGAGTTGAGTTTGTCTATCAAGATCAGCTTGTTCTGCTCTAAATTGTAGATCCATTTGCTTTTGACGCTCTTGAGATTCAAGCATTTCTTGCTGCATCTGCTGTTGCTGCTGCATTTCAGATTCTCTAGCCTGTTGAGTTTTCTGTTCAGCATCTTTAAGAACACTAGTAAGTTCTGCAATGGACTCAGATTTAATTACATTACCAAGGTCATAAATAGAAGCACCAGTTGTATTGTTATTAAGAGCAAGTTGTTTAAGTTGCTCCATTACAGCACGAGAGTTAGTTTTAGTTGTACAGAAAATATTCAAATCTCTCATGAGTAATTCAGTACCATTAACCTCAAAATTAACCTTCTCATCTTTAGATGTAATATACTGAAGACGTAGGTTAGGTTTTTTAGAATGATAATATTGAGCTAAATCTGTACGCATTTGATGAACTCTTGGCATCAGGTTATCAGAGTGCTGAATAAAATACTGCTCTGTTTGTGCGTAAGAAGCATTCATTGCTTGTTCTACACCAGTGGCAGTTTGTTGCTGAGCAATCACTTGACCCATACGCTGTGGGTTAAGACCAATCACTTCAAAAGCTTGATTCTTAAAATAACTAGCAAGATTAACTCTAGAAAGCAAACGGTTTGTTTGCTCTAGATTCAACACTTGATAATGCTGAAAGTTTAAAGCGTTTTCAGTGTTTGTAATAGATGTATCCAAAGGTAACATCTGGAAGTTCTTCATAGCCACATAAGCTTTGGCTAGGTTGTTTTTGCCCCAATCTTCTCCCAAAGAATGACGAGGTAGGGAGTTTTGATCTAGTAAAATAACTGTTCCTAATTCATCTACTAGAATATCAGCAATTTGGTTATTAACAATGTTGTAACCAATCTGATAAGGCTTCATTAAATCTACTAAAGAAATACTTCTTGTGTTTCTATCACCAAATACAGCTCCTTCTACAGGAAGTTTACATCCATAAAGTGTTGCGTCTCCTTTAAACTGAAAAGGAATCCGTCCTGGTTTACCACCATTAAGACCAAGATAGATTGGATTAATACCTCCTGGGTTATTCATTCCCCAGAATGCTGGTCTATTAGGGCCAATTTTAATCCACTCTACAATATCTCCTGTACCAAACTTAGTGTCATACAAAGAAGCATATTGTCTGTATCCCAATGATGGCATTTCTGTGTTCCAATCATGAGACTTAGTAGGATCATAATATGTACCATCATTCTGATATCCTTGTACAGCATAACCCGCTGAACGTACAGGATAAATGGCTTCTAGAGACTCTAATTGATCCTGAGTCATCATCCATCCATACTTGTCAATAACGTCAGAAACTGACATCATATCCATCTTACCAACCCAGTTGCCCTGAGAGATGTATCTAACGTCTGGAGACTTGTGATAGAACGTAAGCAATGGATTCCATAGCTCAACATCATAGTCGTCCTCATTCATCTTAAAATGCCAAAATTCACGGTCAGTAATAAGCATGTCTCTAAAGCCACGCTCTTCTAACTCCTGCATTTTAAATCTTTCTTCATCTACTGACATCTGGTGGGTAGCCCACTCTTCAATCATAGATCTATAATCTTTACGGAAGAATCCTTCAATCTCTGGAAGTTGTTGTAGGCTTTCAGGGGCTAAAGCTTTCTGCATTTCTTCAGAATCTAGCTCAATACCCATGGCCATCATTTCCATCATCATCTTTCTCTCAGCGTCCTCTAACAAGACTTTTTCTATCATAGAACGCTTTTCTTCCATCATTTCGTTGTATGAAATATCATCAACGGCTTTAAACATAATGCGTGAGCTTCTCTTAGAAAACTCATTACACAATACGTTAATTACATTAGGAATAATAGGGTAAAACTTAAGCTCTAGTGCAGACTCATCCTCTTTAGTTAACGTATCAATAAGATCCGCCATTTCATTGTCTTCTTCTACAATGTAGTCTGCTTTATCAATAATACCCTTAGCAAGCTTGTAGTTCTTCATTAACCTACGAGCATTGCGTCTAAGTTGCTTCATACCTTGGAACTCTAGCCAATCTAGGTTCCATGCTCTCCATTCATCATCTTTTTCCTTTTCAGGCAAAAACTGGATAGGCTGGGTAAGTGTACCCATTTTATTATAATCCGCCTTTTTACCAGATTTGAGATCTAGAGCATTATATATCTGCATGATATTTAAGTATTTAAGTCAGCTGAATTATCAGCAATTAGGGTATTAGTAGTTATTGAGCCAAAAGACATCGTTTCAGTTGGGCCAATAGTCATTTTATTACTTGGAGTGATTGTACTTATTCCTATATTACCAGTAGAGTAAGTATATGAATAATAAGGGTTTGGTTCTTCAACCTTTTGTTCTTCCTCTGCCTCTTCTCTTAAAAGAAGAAGAGCTTCCTCAAGGGTGAGAGAGCTTTCTTTAATTAGTCTAGAAAGAATAGTAACTTTTTGAGTATGAAGTTCTTTGTTTACCATAATTACTTTATATTTCTAAAAGGATTTCTTGTTGCTTTCATACCAGAAGAACCGCCTTTTGAACCTCCAATATGTCTAAAGGGGCTCAAGTTTAATTTACTAAATTTCTGGGAGTTATCCAAGTTTTCTTTTGTAACTTCCACACGTTTAGCCAAGCCTCTATTACTCTGCTGCACCTTTGCAAACGCTATAAGTGCACAAAACGCTACCAACCGGTCAACGTTTAGTCCTTCCCTATAAGCCTGCATTTCTTTAAGTAGCATTATATCTGGGATACGTTCAACCCCATATACGGTTTTTACAATATCTCCGTTCTCTTTAGTCTCGTAATCAAGTTCTTCTTTTAAGAATTCAATACCGTAAGATAGTACATTTCCTTTAAACAATGTACCTACGTTCTTCCATCCATACTCTTGGAATACGTTTCTATTTGCTCCAATGTCTTTTAAGAACAAAATCATATCTTTTGGTACAAGATATCGTTGCTTCTTCTTACTTATCATATACTGGATAAACAAAGCTACGTTATTTTCTACAATCGTCCATGCGTTGTACCACTCTATAAGAAGCTCAAGTCTCTCATACAGATTACACCTTCTTTATCTTCTGTTTTTTTAGAAATAGGAAAATCCATTATAGGTGTTTTTCTAGAAGGCTTATCTATTATTTTGCCTTCAGCATTTCTAGAAAGCTCTAAGTATTCTATAGGATATTGTTTATCCTGAATCCTTTGCATTTGTTTAGCAACCAAGTGTGGAGGAAAGACACTTAACTTTCTTGTAGCAAATGCTTCTTCAATACAACGTGGCTGCTGAGATACTGTAAGTTGATAAGCTGCAGGATCTAAATCCTTTTTCATCTTCTCAAATTCCTTCTCTAATGCATCCAAAGCTTCCTCCACTTTAGAGTTGCCGTATTTGTCAATATAAGGGGGCATAGACCACTGTTCAGGAATAAATAGTCCTGATATACCAATCGTTCCGTCCTTGTCTATAAGGCCCGTTTCTACCCCGTAAAAACCATTCTCTTCTGGGTGTAGAATATACTCCTTCATTGGCTCACATTGATCAAGATCACCAACTGATCCAGCAGCAATAAACTGACCCGTAATCATGTGACCAGACTTAAGAGCTGGCTTCATGAATCCGTATGTGTCATCCATCTTTGGAGCAATACCTGCTTCTTCATGAAAGAAGTATGTAACAGGACCACCGACACCATGTGTAGGGTCTTTTTCAAAGGAGTATAGGTTGATCGTGGATTTCAAACCTTTATAGGTATCACGACCACCAATTCTCACCTTGATCTGCTGCTGCCAAGCCCCCACCTTATCAGGTTCAGCTGGACGATACCAGGCTGTGTGTTCATTTAAAAAGTTTTTGTACTCATTAAGGAATTTCCAAGAGCCCTTTTCGTTTATATAGTCCTTTAGAGAAGCACCAATCTTTAACACAGCACCTTCTTCAAACCAATATTGGTTAAGCAACTTAGCCATGTGGAAATAAGAAGACGCTATCTGACGCTTTTTTAGAATAATGGCATGCTTATAATGCAGTTCAGCTAGATGTTCATACAATGCCATGTGATATTGGGCATCTCTCACCTTAGCAAAGTCAAACCTTTTTTCTTCTTTGTCATAAATAGGAAGAAAGTTTAACCACATGTAATAGTCTCTACTCACATACCAAGACTCTTCACCATCTTTTATAATTATACCGTTACGACATTTTCTTTTTTGATCGTCCCAATATGCAATAAAATCTTTGGTTTTTACAGGAGCTGCACAGTAAAATCCCTGTTTCTGAAACCTTCTACCCTCTTCGTTAAAAATTTTACTAGTCTCATTGAACTCGTACTTACCGGGCTCTTTAAAAATAGACAAGAGGAAATCTCTAAATTCCTCTCTAGTGTCAAATGTTGTTACACTCCAACTACCGTTTTCGTATGTAGGTATTTCTTTAAACATTATTTTTTATCTCCACTGGTTATTTTATTAATAACCTCAACGTTACCATTACTCTTTTGTAGCAAAAATAAAATTGTGTTAATATCCTTACTACGCAAGACACCTTCTATCTCATGATTATTCCAATATTCATTATAACTATTTCTAGGAAAAGCATTCCAAAGTCCTGTGAATGGGTTAAAATTAAATACCCAGTCTTGCATGAATTTATATTTAACATCTAGATCATCTTCTAATTTGTTATTACTAATGTTTTCGTAGTCAGTGTACACTTCTAGCTTCATAGTTTTATAGTTTAAAGTTTTTAGGAAAGCAGAAGATGGGTGAGTGGACATCTGCTTTTACGACTGGCATTTCTAACCGATCACGTACTGCCCTTTCTACAGTTAAAAGTACGCCATTCCAGTCAACCTAATATGCTGTAGAGGATGGATTCGAACCACCAAGTGGACTTTAGGAGCCGAGTTACGGTCTTTATCAGTTTACTCCACACCCCCGAGACAGGAGGGTACGTTTGCCAATTTCGTCACTCTACATTTTATACTAGCAATTATACTCGTATTCTAGTATTTTACCAACAATATCACTGCGATGGTTTTCTTTAAGCTTGATCCATTTAATCTCTTGTATCTTTTTAGATAGTTCAATGGCATAGCTCAAACCTGTTACTCCATACTTAGTGTCTTGTTGTTCGTTATCTCCATTAATAATAATCTTTCCTGTTTTGCCAAGACGTGTCAAAATAGCTAGCATTTCTGTTTTAGAAAGGTTCTGTGCTTCCTCTACAACAAGAATGTCATCAATTGTCTTGCCACGAATGAACTGTACGGGATAAGCAATTAGTCTTTGTTCCTTTACAAGATTTTCTATTTTAATTTTGTCTGTACATTTTGTCAAGTTTTCTAGAAAAGCCTCTAGATAAGGATTAAACTTATCGTCTAACGTACCTGGAAGAAAGCCTAATGATGACCCCACCTCAATAGTAGCACGTGTTACAAACACTTGATCACATTGTTTTTTGTTTAGAAAGTCCAGTGCTGTCAATGCACAAACCAAACTTTTACCACTACCTGCTCTTCCTGTAACGATAACTATCTGATTATCAATAATTAAGCGTTTTGCATCTTTCTGTTCCTCGTTAAGAGTTACGTTATACTTAATCTCTGACTTGCGTTCTCTGTTTGGTTCTCTCATAAATTTATTGATCGTATGCTAAATTTTGTCCACCTCTAACTTGTGATTGTTGTTCTTCCATCAAGTCTCGGTAAACACCTTTGAAACTTTGTCTAACAGAGTCAAATCTTTCTGCAATTCTAAGGATTGCTGTAGCAGATCCGTCCCTTCCGGACGTTACTCTTTCTGTGGCCATAAACCCAGCCATGTTATCTAGTGCAATCTTAATACCCTGGTATGCTCTGTATGTAGGTGTTTCGTATAATTTCTTACACATACGTAGTCCATTTACTACAAGATCATCTTCTGTAGAAAACTCTCCGTCTACTTCTGTAATAATAATTTCCTCTTTATCTGTTTCAGGAACATCAAAGAAAGGATTTAAATCTGGGTTAGGACAAGTCATGTAGAATAAATATGCGTAAACCTTTACGGATTCATCACCATATTCATCCATAATGTCTTTTAAAAACTTTAATGTGTAACAGTGCTCACTAGGAACCACCTTACCATTATGTATATCAAATAATCTAATCATTTTAATTTGTCTTTATATAAATCAAAGTTATCATCAAAAGTTTGATAATCTACTAATATTTCTTCATGTGCATAAATATCTCTAGAAGCTACCATTTTTTCACCATATACAATAGAGTTAGGGGTGTAACTATGGTTTTGAAAATTTGAATTATCACAAGAAGAATAATAATAATCTCCTTCTTGCCAGAAGTATTTATCAACATGAGCTTTTTGAACATCATTCAAACGTTCATACTCATCTGCATGTACCTCAATATCAAATCCTTCTACAAATTCCCATATAAGTGTGCCTTCTTTTATAAAATTTTTGGCAAACAGACCTAGTCCCATCCCTGGTGACTCTGCTAAATAAGTTTCTACAAGTAACATTATTTTTTATTTATATCGTAATAATAAGAATCTCCATCTTCACTTACCCATCTTTCAGAAACTGTTTCTACAGATGGTAGTTCATAATCTACCTTTATATCTTTTGGATCAATTGGGAAAACTTTTGTAATCCAATTTGAGTCTTTCCAGAATATTCTATTGTTTGGTTGGCACAATAAATATCCATCATCTGCTATTAGTACGTGCCCACATTTATAATCTGTTGGTTCATCAGAATATGGGTTGCTGTACCAATCTACAGTGAACATATATGTTGCCCACACCATGCTTCCGTCTTTTAGTACTACCTGACATCTTTTTTCATATAAGTAGTTATAACAAATTACAGATACATTTTCACTAAAACAATCCCATAGTTGTTTAAAGTGAAAAGGAATGTCTTGTGTAGGTTCTTTAAAAAATATCTCACTCATAGGAACTCTGCTCCTCATCATTCCATAATCGGTCATTATATGAAATGTAAGTATCTTACCAGCAATTGATTGTATAGCAAAAGCATAAGCATTATGAAATGTATTCTTATCCTCTTCCTTATGTGTGAAATGCGATAGTCTAACTAAGCATTTCATGTTATCAATATTGTGATTAAGCTCCATTAGTGTTTTTCTTTTAGTTTATCTCTGTTGTCTTCTAACCAATGTAGTAAACTAATTATTTCACTCTTTAAATAAGGAAGGGTGTATTGAACAATGTCTTTTACAATAGGATCTCCATTTGTATCTAGAGCCGTAATAGGGTTTCCAAACTTGTCTGCTCCTACAGTTTCAAATACAATGTGGTGGATAGTTAATACTCCGGGCTTTAGTTTAGGATTGTGCTTTAGAATAATATACATGTACAAGCTTAATTGCAATGCATAGTGATTCACGTTACAATCATCTAAGTGATTAATAGGAAAGTTCATCTTAGTTGTGATTCCTTCCCAGTTTGTAAAACCCTCAGTCTTAATCTCCTTGTTAGTTTTGTAATCTGTAATGTGCACTTGTCCATCAATCACCTCCACTAAATCAGATTGACCGCAAAGCCCGGCTGATTTTAGATAGACCATTAATTCTGGATAGATGCCATCTACTAACTTTTGATTAGGAGAAAACTTAACTCCCTCATTCTCAATTGTTTTGAAAACAGGAATAGTTTTACCATGTCTCTCCATAGTTTCAAATGAGCATATATCAGATTCTCTACAATTGTGGTACCATGTACCTAATGTTGTAGCACGCAAAGACTCGTTGTTCCAAGCCTCTTTGATTTCTTCTGGAGTCATTCCATACCATTTTGATTTCTTTGACTTAGAA